ATGAAATTAGAGCCGTGTTCGGCAAGATTTCCGAACTTGTAAACGTTTTACTTGATTATTTCTTCCCTGATGAATCAGGCAGTACAACCCAGTACGATCAACTTACTAGTGATTTGGCCGGCGCCGTGGGCGCGAAGATGGTGCCGGGTGGAGAGTTCGGTCCATTCTCGATGAGTAATGCCACGCAGTCTGGTTTTGGACTCGGCAATGGTGCTCGGCGGGATCAACTTGAATTAGAGGATCAACGAAGATCTGAAACTGCCGCACTTCCAGAACAAGAACAATATGTTGAGTTGTTAAGACAATATAATCAAAGATATCCTGGAGTTCCACAAGATACCATTGATGAAGTGATCGAACAATTCGGGACCGAGAATACACCGGAACGTCGGGAGGCCTTTCAAAGAGCAGGTAAACAATTCAATATTGATACCTTCCAAGAGTTTAAAACTAGGAGGGGTACACCACTTCTGTATACAGTACCAAACTTAGAAACTTTAAAAAGAAAAGCTGGTGTATCACCTGAACCATCAAAAACTGTTACACCCAAAAACCCACCGAGAAACGTTACACCACCCGAGGGTGTTGGAACAAATAGAGGTGGACAGTCAGGTACTCCCGTGGCATCAGCACCAAACGTAGTAAACCAAACTACAATAAACAACATTGAAAACATTTTAAGGCCGGACACTCTTCTCAGAGGAACGGCATTTGCATAAAAAAAACCGGGTCCGAAGACCCGGTTTCCTACTTCTCAACGAAGATCGTCATCATTCGTCGTTCGCTAATTTCTGAAAGTAAGACATGGCGTTGTCTTCCTCATCAGGCTGAACAGTTGAAGTAGTGGTATCCTCCGCCTTCTCATAATTATCAGAAGACGTTTCGACTCTCGTGGTCTCCGCAGTATTATACGAAGTTGAACCACTGAGAACCTTGTCTAGACGAGACTTGATTTCATCGTAACTCTTGAAGTTAGAAGCATCAGTGAATTCACTGAGCTTGTATTGGGAATTCCAAAGAGCTTCAAGTCGTTCATCGTCACCTTCGTGCATAGCAGAAGGACGTTCGAATTCTGACTTGTCGTAGTTGGTATAACCATCTACTTTACGAATCTTAATACGGAAGTTCGCGCCATTCCAAAGATCGAATGGGTTGACAGCTTCCTCATCCTGAAATTCAGGATTCATTGCTTCGTTAATCTTGTCGAAGATCTTCTTTCCATACTTGTAGAGAAAGATCTTGCCTTCATTCTCTGGGTTAGATGGATCACTAACCACAAAGATGTTGGAGATGTATTGAAGCTTACGCTTGCGTTCGCGAGCGATGTCCTTGTCTGATTCCACGCCACTGTTCCAGAGACGACTATTCATCTCTGAGACGGGATCTTTATCCCCGAGGGTTGTACGAGAATTCTCGATAAACCAACCACCCGGACCCTGAAAGGCGTGAGAGAAGAGACGTGCCCAAGGCACATCTTCGCCATCAGACGGAGGAAGAAAACGGATGACTGAGTAACCATTGCCCGACTTGTCGGTCGTTGGTCGCCAAAAACGGTCATCCTTGTAAGAGGCCTTATTGCCGTTCATCTTCTCAAGTTCCCCTGAGAGTCGTTCCATACTTGAACGGGCTTTGTTTTTCATATCATTAAATGCCATGTGTATTTTCCTTGTTATATGTAAGGTGTTTCGTGTGAGTATATATTATACTATGTATTCGTTGTGTTGTCAAGTGAAAAATCAGATTAAATCGGAAGACTGGTCTTCTTGGGTAACATGTTCTGGTTCATCGCTTCGACTTCGAGTTTCTCCACGATTGGTTTAGAAACAAATTTTCTAATTGCTTCTGGTTCGACTTGAAGTTCTTCACATACATCTAGAACAGCAGCCATGTAGTCTCTGCCGTTTTTCTTTACTTTGTCCTCGACCATTTTCGAGAAACTGTTTTCATTTAATTCAAATATCAATATTCTAACCTTTCGATTCCTTCGGGGGTTGTATAGTAAATCTTATCAAACATCATTATACACCAAGGTGTACACAGTTGGCAAGGTCTTGCAATCCTCATATCACCAAATCGATTGAACCTCACGTTGACGAGTGTGAGTCCCCCTCTTTGATTACATCGAAGAAGGGCATCGAGTTCTGAATGAACCTCATCGTATCTGTACCCGATCTTCTTTGCTTTTGGGTGCGTTCTGAGGTGATTTGTACCAACTGAAATCACATTGTTCTTATGTATGATAAGGGAACAATGTTTCTTTTTTCTATCTATACCCATTGTGATGGGTTTTGCGATATCTACAAATTTTTCTATGCGAGTTATCATAATTTATTTCATAGTTAAAATGACCCACCGAGTAGTTTCTACGTGAGGGCGCAGAGAAGGTCGTGGGAATGTTATCAAAAACACATGACGCCTTACTACTCGGTGGGTACTCTATTTATCCTAGACTAATGAGAAACTGTATGAACTGTTCTTCTGCCATACCACCTGCTTCTTCATATCGAATCTTACAAGATCATTTCTATCTTGAAGTTTTCGAAGACCCGGAAGCATACCGTAAAACACAATTAGTTTATCGAATTCTTTTTTCGACATACCAGTGAAGGCACATACAGCATTTCGCCATTCCATGAACTCTTTATAAATCTTTCTCGCTGCATCCTGAAAACCTTTTTCCTTATCAGCAGCAGTGTTAAGAGGAAGATACGCAACAAGTCGTTGCTCCCTTGGGAGGTCATTATCGTCTTCGGGAATTGCTCTTTTGATGGCGTTGTTGAAATTTTTATCCCATGTGGTCGTGGGCAAAATCCTATATTCACCCGCAGACTTCGACTCGGGAAAAACGTCTGGGCCCCAGGCCTTGTAATCCCAGTTTTCCAGTAATTCATGCGGTTTGGCACCTGCCCGAGTCGGACCATATGCAAGCGCACAACTTGTACCAATATCAGAACGAACAGATTCGATCGCCTTTATGAGAGTGTCGTTTTTGAATCTAGCTGTTTGATTGATACGTACAGCTCGGTTCATCATTTCGACATCATCGGTTGGGTCAACCACATAAGTCTGTGGGTATGATTCTTCATCACACTGTTGTCTTAGTGCAAACTCCAAGTCTTCTCTCTTACAAGCTTCGTGAAGTTGAGGTGGTTGTTGAAAAATTTGACCAGCCTCGATTGCTGCAACCTTCTGATCTTTGATTGAGATGCCATCTGCAAATTTAAATCGTGCGACAATAATATTTGTTATCTTCAGTGAATTTATAATCTGAAGTCGAGTGTTTCCAGTTTCCACTGAAGATAGACCTTCATACGTCGAGATGCACGGGGGGAAGTGAAACAACTTCCATCCGTTTGTTCGAATTTCACTACGCAGTGCATCATAGTTCTCACTGACACCGGACACTCGATGCTTCTGATGAACGACATTTGCGTTCATTAGATCGGAAACCTCCACAAGTTCAAACTTATCAAATTCCATAAGTCCGTCCTTGGTTAGCGCGTTATTAAAATATTGCGGTTCCGCTTGCTTCCAAAAATCGATGTTGTTGTTGTAGTGTCCGAGAATCGATTCATCGAACCGGTTATTTGGTAGATCTTCTAACTTAATAACCATTTCTGTTGAGTTTGTCATTATACAAACTCCTTTCTGGGTTTTACCCCGTTTAAGTAACGTGAGAAGTATTAGTCCTCACTTGAATAAATTATTTATTCGTTGATTTGTTCATAACACCAGTCCCACATCCAATCCCAAAGTTCATCATCATCAGGATCCTTTCCATCGTGGGCATCTCGGTATTCCTGAATCAATTCTTCTTCGTTCAGATGTCGTTCAAATTCTTCGACAATGTTACTTTGATCGTATACACGATATCCGAACCATGTTGGCATCTCGTCCACCCATTCATGCCGGATTTTACAATCATCCTCAAACAAATCGAGAAGTCGTTTCACCAGTGGTTCGAGTTCGGACCATGCAGATTCGATGTTGAGAAAGAGTTCATTATCACTGAGTTCCATCTCCTGAATGCGAGCCCATTTGGCACCGATGTGTTGTTCCCACCACCCACGCGAGTTTTGTGGATCATCGTAGATCTCTGACAGAGGATTGGATGATTCCAGTTTCTCATTGATGTTCTCGGCAGTCTTTCTTCGAGAATCAGGGAAGGAAATTGTGATTGTATTTACGACAACGTTTGCCATGGTTTAAATTCCTTTAGAAAAGCACTATAAAACAAGTGGTTTTTGTACTTTGAACATGCCTGATAGGATTCGAACCTATGACCTACGGATTAGAAGTCCGTTGCTCTATCCAACTGAGCTACAGGCACAAAATGTTGAT